ATCATTTTGTGCCAGAATGAAAGGCATGAAGAAACGATTAACTAGTGCTAAGACTGCTCGTGATCCTAACTCAAGGATTAATAAGTCATTAAGAAAATGGAGATGTTAAGATGGTAGCGAAAGCAATAACCAAAGCAGGAGCTAGAGCTGCTGGTAAAAAATTAGTAAAGAAAAAAAGATCTGACACAAAAGAATTAGAACGGAAGTTAGATTTAGAAAAAGCTAAGAGAGGCATGAAAAAACTACGTGCTGAGACTCGTGCAAAAGAAGCTGCTGAAAAGAAAAAAGTAAAGAAGAAAGCATCTACACAAAAAGGTATGGTAGGCTCAGGTGCTAAATCAGCAAAAGGAAAAGGTGCTCAGGGTTCACAAAGAGCATATGACGCAGAACCCATGCGAGAAATGTCTGATGATCTTACTGCTAAAGACGCTGTGCGTAAAGGACAGGATGGTAAAATTACCACGGGTAAAGATGCTCCTATGCATAAGCAACTGCAAACTAAAGCACAGAAAAATAGAGTTGCAAAATATTTAGAACTAAAGAAAAAACAAAGAGATGGCACACTAACAGCAGAAGATAAGCGATGGTTAAAATCTGATGCTGCATATGAAGCAGAGAGATTACGTAGATCTGGTCAAGGTTCTAGTAATAAAAGAGCAGACTCTCCTAGCAAAGCAGGTAGAAAAACTGCTGCACAGAGAAAGAAAAGTTTAAAGCTTGCTCCATTAAAAGGTGAAAAGAAAATAACACGCACCAAAGATGATATGGGCAATCCCGATACTGGTGAATTTACAAGTAAAACAACTGCAAATAGAATTAAACAGTTAGGCGATAATGCAGACGTAAGAGCAAAGGTAGCTGCGGATCGAAGAAAAGATAAACGAACTAGAGCGAGAAATACAAGAGAAATGAAAAGGAGAAAGTAAATGGGCATACGTGTAGAAATAAGTGTACCACCAAAATATATAAAACAACAAATAGCAGAAGCTAAAAAAGCTGGTGACATGAAAAAGGTAAAGAAACTAGAAAAAGAATTGGCAGTAAGAGAAAGAGAAATAAATAAACAAGAATCTATGGATCGTAATGCCAAAGCTAATGCAGGTGACTTACTAGCAGGATCAGCAATGGGTGGAGCAAATGCACCAAAGCCAAGAGCTAAACCTAAAATGCCTATGCCTAAAAAGAAACCAGAAATGATGTATGGTGGTATGGCAAACAATAAGAAACATATGTATTCCGCAGGTGGATCGGTCACAGCCAATCTAGGTCTAGCTGCATTAAAGAAGCAACGCCCAGACGTAGTTGCTAAAATGATGAAAGGTAAAGAATAACATGTACAAAAAAACAAAGAAGATGTCCAAGGGAGGTGCTGCCAAGAAGATGTATGGTGGTGGTATGAGCATGGCTAAGAAGGGTACGAAGAAGTACTCTAAGGGTGGGGCAGCTAAACGTAGATAATGCCTAGTCTTATTAGTAATGTACCCCACTTTAATTGTTGGGTACGAAGAGAGTTCACTAGTAACCATCAAAAATATCACGGTGAATTTCTTCATGCGATTGCATTCGCAGTAAATACAATACCAGACAGATCACTTAGTTTTCAGGTTGTGTTTACGGGATGCGAAATAGATAGGGAAGATGGACCTCAAGAGAATGTACATGGAGGAGCTATGTGGGCAAGGATGCCGATACAGGCACTCGTAGCTGACATACCTCTAGAAGAGTGGCCTGACCCAATGGAAGATCATTTATGCCAACCTTGGGATTGTGAGTCACGAGAGCATAGTACAGTCATTCTAGACAGAGTAAGTTCATCCCCTTGGATATGTAAGATAGGAGGTGATCTCTATACAGGTAGGTATTTATTTACCGTAGATTATACAGGTAACGATATAGCAGACGACCCTGCACAGCACAAACAGTCACACGTAATATATTTAACAGGGGCTGGTAGCTGGACAGGAAATTTTGTAGCGTTACCTAACAATAGAGTAAGGGCTACGAGTCCTGCTTTATGGAGAACGGGGGAGGGTGCACCAGACTTTGTACCGTCACAATGGTCGCACTCAGCAGAGGGACATGAGACATACTTAGATCCCTCTGTAACATTTAATAATCTATATGCAAGGGACACAAAGAAAAATGCCAGTAAAAACAAAAGCAAAAAAACTAAGTAAGGGTGGTAGCACAGTTAACGCAGCAGGTAACTATACACAGCCCGGTATGCGTAAGGGTTTGTTTAATAGAATCAAAGCTGGTGGTAAAGGTGGATCACCCGGACAATGGTCTGGGCGTAAGGCACAGATGCTGGCAAAGCAGTACAAAGCAAAGGGTGGTGGCTATCGTGGATGATAAGCTATGTGCATGTGATGACGCAGAAGAAGGTCAGCTATGTGAATGTCGATGTGACAGTTGCATAGAATGTAATTGTAATCCAGATGTATGCAGATGTGAGTGTCATGGCAAGAGCTAAGTCACAAAGAAGTCTGTCTAACTGGACTAATCAGGATTGGCGTACTAAGTCAGGTAAGCCATCTACACAAGGACCAAAGGCTACAGGTGAAAGGTATCTACCTGCTAAAGCCATTAAGTCATTGTCATCATCTGAGTACGCTGCCACAAGTAAAGCTAAACGTGCAGGAAATAAACAGCACGTAAAACAACCAAAGAACATAGCTAAGAAAACAGCTAGGTTTAGGAGAAGTTAATGTTAGGTGCACTACTAGGACCAATTAGCAGTCTAGCTGGAACATGGCTAGAGGGACACGTAGCTGAGAAGAAAGCTAAGTCTGAAGCTAAGATTACTACAATTAAAAGTGAAGCTAAAATAAAAGAAAGACAGGCAACTGGGGAAATAGATTGGGACATAGCACAGGCTAAAGCGAGTGATAACTCGTGGAAAGATGAGTGGCTTACAGTTTTGTTCTCAATACCTTTGGTGCTTGCGTTCATTCCCGGTTGTGAAGACATAGTTCAAATAGGGTTCAATCAGCTACAGCTTATGCCTGATTGGTATAAGTATGCCCTTTCTATAATCGTAGCAGCGTCATTTGGAGTACGTGGTGCTACTAAGCTATTTAAAAAGTAAGGAGATATAAACATGGCAGAAGAAAATGTAATCGTTGACAAAGCAGCGTATCAATCTAATAGACGTTATATGGCATGGACTGCACTAGCTACAATGCTTATCGCTACTACTGCTGTACTAATATGGCCCGGTAGGTTTGCAGCAGCAGACAGTATTCTTATGATGATGTATGGTTCATTGTCTGCACTAGTTGGTGCGTACTTTGGCTTTGCAATGCCTAAGAAGAAATAGATGAAGTATAATACTAGCCAGTTACTCGACATGCTTATTAGAGATGAGGGTCTAGAACTAAAAGTTTATAAAGACACTTTAGGTATAGACACTATAGGTGCAGGTAGGAACTTAAGAGATAGACCACTGACTGTTGCACAATTGCAACACTTAGGGTTATCCGATATGCAGGACTTATATGATAATGGGATAACACTCTATGGTGCTAGATACATACTTAGGATCGATGTCGATATTGCTGAACGCGAACTCATTACTGCTCACTCTTGTGTGGAGTTTTTAAATGCCCCACGACAAATGGTCTGTGTTAATATGGCATTCAATTTAGGTGTACCTAGATTAAAGCTATTTAAAAATATGTGGTCTGCTATACATCGTAAAGACTATGATCGTGCAGCAGTTGAGATGTTAGACAGTAGGTGGGCAGAGCAGGTAAAAGGTAGAGCTACAAGACTAAGTGACATAATGAGGACAGGGGAATTAAATGACTAGACAGTACACAGAAAATCAGGTAAAATTCTTAGATGTACTATTTGACGATGCTGGTGGGGATGTAGCTACGGCTAAGAAACTAGCTGGCTATGCAGAAGGTACATCTACCACAGTAGTCGTTAGGAGCCTCAAGGAAGAGATACTAGACGCAACACAGCAGTATATGGCACGGAATGCTCCTAAAGCTGCTGTAGCGATGGCTAGTGCGTTATTAGACCCTACTGAGTTAGGACTTAGGGATAAGATGTCAGCAGCAAAGGAACTACTGGATCGTACAGGTCTAGTTAAAACTGAGAAGCTACAGGTAGAAGCGAGTGGTGGTGTGATGTTAATGCCACCTAAGAAACAAAGTGACGATGACGATTAATGGATAGGAGTTTAGGCAAATGGAAATTACCGCAACCAACAGATATAAAGGAAGAAAATGAGTGGCTACCTGTACCACGTATTGCTAGAACAGTCCCATTCGGATATGAAGTTGACCCCGAAGACGAAGACTTGTTATTGCCAATACCTAAAGAACTGGACCATCTTGAAAAAGCTAAGGCGTATGTGCGACAGTATTCGTTGCGACAGGTTGCAGCATGGCTGAGTACAAACACAGGAAGATATATATCACATCTTGGACTACAGAAAAGAATAAAGCATGAGCGACAGCGTAAGGACAAAGCTAGAAGCCTCCGTCAATGGGCAGACTATGCGGAAAAGGCGATCAAGAAAGCCAAAGAAATCGAAGAAAGTAGACTTGGTGCAAAGCGAGTCCACACTACAGAAAGTAGAGTATGATACATCTGCCATTGAACAAGAAGCTAACGTACTGTTCAAACCAAATACAGGACCACAGACAGAGTTTCTAGCTGCACCAGAACGTGAAGTACTATATGGTGGTAGTGCAGGTGGTGGTAAGAGTTACGCAATGTTAGCTGATCCATTACGATATATGGGTCATCCTGCATTTAGCGGATTGTTATTAAGGCACACAACAGAAGAGTTACGAGAATTAATATCTAAGTCACAAGAACTATATCCTAAAGTCTGGCCGGGAATTAAATGGTCAGAGAGAAAGATGCAGTGGACCGCACCATCTGGTGCAAGACTTTGGATGTCATACTTAGATCGTGATGATGATGTCATGCGCTATCAGGGTCTAGCTTTTAGCTGGATAGGTTTTGATGAGTTAACTCAGTGGTCTAAGCCTTATGCATGGAACTACATGAGATCTCGTCTACGCTCCACTGCCCCTGATTTAGATGTGTATATGAGAGCAACGACTAACCCCGGAGGACCGGGACATGGCTGGGTTAAGAAGATGTTTATTGATCCAGCACCATACGATACAAGTTTTGCTGCGACAGATATAGAAACAGGAGAAGCGTTAAAGTATCCAGCAGGTCATAGCAAAGCAGGTAAGGCATTATTTAAACGTAGGTTTATACCTGCAAGGTTATCAGATAACCCATATCTAGCTGGAACAGGTGACTACGAAGCAATGCTACTGTCTCTACCTGAACACCAGCGTAGGCAGTTGCTAGAGGGTGATTGGGATATTAAAGAAGGTGCAGCCTTCACAGAGTTTAACAGGTATGTACATGTGGTTGAGCC